TTAAATATCATCTATATGAAGAAGGTTTTATAACTAAGCCTAATATTAATTTAGAAAAAATTAATGGATTTAAGTTTGATGTAGAGTTTAATTTAAATAAAGCTACTATTCAAAGATTGTTTAAAGGTAGTACCTTCGCAAGTGAGACTAATAAGATTTATTTTTATACTGACGGTGAATCGCTAATGGGTGAACTTACGGATAGGGCTAGACATAATACTGATAACTTTACTTTAAGTCTCGGTAAAGCTAACTTTAAGCTTGAGCCTATTGCTTTAAATTTAGATAATCTTAGATTATTATCTTTACTAAATGATGATATTAGAGTGAAGATCAATACTGAATATGGTGTTATTGTATTTGATATTGAGGAAAGTAATATTAAATTAAGATATATAATTTCAGCCTTAACACAATAATGATTAATCAACAAAAAAAGAATAAGCTTAAAACTCCAGGATATTTTATTAAACGATTAAAAGATAACGATTTTGTTACTCTTAGAATATTTGATAAATATAATGAAAGCGACCCAAGAAAATGGACAGTATTAGTAGATCCTAAAGGCTCTTCTGTGTTCATTACTTGTTTTGAGAATACACCATTTAAAGATGAATATTTGTTTCAGTTTAATGATGGTAATCAATTATTTAAAAACAGTTTTAGTTTAAAGACTGATTCAATTGAGGTTGTAGTACAAAAATTACTTAAGAGTGGTGTAAGGCAGAAGAATGAAAGTAAATTTATTGAATAAATAAAAATATGGATGAAGAAGATCATAACTCTCCGGAGGACGAAGAGCTTAGAGAAATGATCGAACGCGCTTTGAAAGATAATTTAAATGATCGTAAAAAGTTTAAAAAGCGAAAAGACCTAGCTAATCGGTTGGCTAATATATTGACTGAATATTTGGATAGCTACATTCTTCTTGGTTATGATTTTTCCGGTAGACATTTAGATATTAAAGCTGCCTCTACACCACAGCAGCAAGAGGCTTTAAATTCTTTCTTAATGAAATACTTTGCAAGTGAAATGCAATCTATAAAAGGTGGTACAGATGAGTTACTCTAAAAAACAAATTTACGCTGTTGAAACAGGAGACTATGTTGGTCAAATGTTCGCAGTAGTTGAAGTAGATAAAGACCATATAGGTTGTCTATCATTACCAGAAATGGAAAATATTAAAGTACCTAAGGAATCGTTTGATTCCGGAAGGAACAATGATATACTATCATTAGTAGAAGAGCTACCTAAAGATGTTTTTAAGGTAGTAGAAACTCAATATTTTAAAAATGAAAACTCTGATAATAGACGGGAACAACTTAATACACCGAACGTATTATACAGCAAAGAATCAGGCGAAGAAGAGTGAAGATCACTCTCAAGAAAAGATTAACAACCTTCACATATACTTTACGCTTAACGCGGTGAGCTCCTACGTGAAGCAGTTTTTACCTGATAATACTATATTTGTATGGGATGAGAAGCCTATTTATAGAACCAATATACGCAAGGAGATGCTTAAGGAGTATAAAGGTAATAGATCTAAAGATAATTCACCTCATCAAAATAATGAAGTAATTAAATCAATACTTAAGACTATGGGCATTAATTCTATATTCCCTAGTCAGTTAGAAGCAGATGATGTAGTAGCGTACATATGTAGAGAGAAGGAAGGTTCTAAGGTAATTATCTCAGTAGATAGAGACTTTCTACAACTAGTAAGTAAAGAGTGTACTTTGTATGATCCCATAAGAAAGAGATATTTCGATTATGCTTCTTTTGAAAAGGAAACAGGATTTAAAACTGTTGAAGAATGGTATACTGCTAAATGTTTAACTGGTGATAAGTCTGATAATGTACCAGGTATACCTCGCTTCGGTCCTGCAGCAGTTAAAAAATACCTAAATGATCCTAGTTATCTTTTAGATGAATCGCAGCAAGCTATCTTTAAACGTAATGCAGATATTTTTTGTTTAGATAAGTATGAATCATTACCTGAGGAAAAGCAGTACTATAAAGAGCAGCTAGAAGTTAAGATAGATACATGCTATAAATCATTTCTTAAATATTGCAAAGATTATTCCTTTGAAAGAATTTTATCAAAGAAAGAAAATTGGTATAATTTGTTTTTTATGGAAAGCCTGTATAATAAACTAAATGATATCGCTTCCTGAAGATTTTGTTATACTTAAGTTTTACGAGTTAGGTTTTTATCCTAAGTATAATAAATTTAATAACGTATATCAATGCAGCTGTCCTATATGCAGAGAAGGTAACTCGCTAGGTAAGAAGAGAAGATGTTATTATATTCCTAAAAATGAGAATATATTTTGTCATAACTGCGGTTGGTCAGGTAAACCGTTAAGATGGATTAAAGAAGTATCTAACTGTTCTGATACTGCAGTAATAAACGAACTAAAAGAGTATGTACCAGATGCGAATGATTTACCTATTAATAAAGAACAAGCTCGACCAACTATTCAAGTCGAGACCTTACCTAAAGATAGTATTAATCTGTCTGATAAGTTTCAACTTGACTATTATAATAGCAACTCTGTTATTACGGCTGTTAGATACCTTATTAAAGAACGTAGATTAGATACTGCAGTTAATAAACCGGATAACCTCTATACATCTTTAACTGATAGAGTTCATAAAAATAGATTAGTCATTCCGTTTGTAAACGAAAATAAAGAGATAGAGTTTTATCAAACTCGTACGGTTTTAAATAAAGATAATAAAACTAAACCTAAGTACTTAGGTAAAGTACAAGCCGAAAAAACGCTATTCAATATAGATAGAGTATCTAGTGATCATGATAAGGTTTATATTTTTGAGGGACCGCTAAATGCGTTCTTTACTAAAAACTCTATAGCAGTAGCAGGTATTACCGAACGAGGTAGATCGTTTACACAAAGACAAGAACAGCAACTCAACTCTCTTAAATGGTATGATAAGGTGTGGATACTCGACTCTCAGTGGGTTGATCAAGCGTCTTTAGTAAAGTCTGAAGTATTATTAAAACAACGTGAGAAGGTGTTTATATGGCCCGAAAAGTTTGGTAAACGTTTTAAAGATTTTAACGATATAGCTATGGCATGTAAGATAGATGAAATTAAATGGGAATTTATAGAAAAAAATACCTTCGAAGGACTCGAAGGTATTGTTAAGTTATCAGAGATTAAAAAGTATAGAAATTTAATTAAACATACTTAAACTGAGAGTTACCAGTCTGAGCTAAATAACCTTTAAATGACTCTGTTACTCCAGCTAACTCAGTAGCAACTCTAGCAAGTTTTCTCTGCTCTGAAGCTTTCATTCTATCAAAGATAGTATCAGGTTCTGCATTAGCTAACTGCTGCTGAATAGATTCAGCTTCTTCACCATTAAGGTAATCTAAAAAGTCTTCCATTCTACCTATCCAACCTCTAAGCTGCTCCTTCATAGCTTCATTACGTTCATTTACTGCTTGTGCTGCTTTAACATTAGGATCTTCATCCACCACAGTATCATCCACTTCTACATCAACATCAAATTCACCTGGATCAGTGTTATCTTCTAGCTCAGCTTCAAATGCTTCTCTTTCGTCATTTTGCTCGTGCAGATTCTTAAAAAAACGTCTCTCAAATTTAGTCATAAAAATATTTATTCTCAAGCATAAATAAATACATGAGTAACGGGGAATTTCCTTATAGTGTTGGTAAAGACGATAAACCAATTAATTTTCAAATGAACACATCTGATCAAATGTCTAAGTATAAAGGAGATGAAAAGAATCAAAAAGCACCGCCTATAGTACCATTTGATGTTGAAGCTATGAATAGTAAACTGGGTGATATGTTTGTAAGTTTAGCAGAATTAAGAAATATGTTAATGAGAATGACAGCTCAACCTATTGAAGGTCCTACTGAAGTTCCAATTCAAGGGGTTAATAAAGGAGCTGTAGAAAACATTACTAACAAAATAGATAAAATTAACGAAATTATACTTGATATCCCAGAAGACTTGGCTAAAATAGCTATATGACTTTCTTGAGATCGATAATTATTACAGTATTAGTAGCTCTTGGATTTGCTTTTGGTTTTAAAAATGTATTAGGTTTTTGGGAAACTTTTGCATTAGCTGTAGTTTTTCAATTTTTAGCTGCTTTTTTATATAGTTCAAATAAAATTAGTAAAGTAAAGGAACTTACTAATGATTTTCAAAATGAGCTGGATCAATTATTAAGCTTAAGTGAAGCAAAAATAGATTGTCCTTGTGGTAATTATACGTATACTACTAACTTATTTCTAAATGTAGACGAGACGTTTAAGTGTGAAAAATGTGGTAATGAATTTAGAATTGATTTCTCTGCTACTCCAACATTATTAACACAGCCTGTATATACTCAAAGTGAAGTGGACTTAAAGGAAGGTAAAAACGACGATGAAATTAGATTTACTTCTGATTACAAGCAAGGAAAGGAACTATAATATAATTATATTATGGATAAAAAGTATAAGTTCGACTTAAAAAGTAATACTACAGAAAATTTGAAGAAAATAAAAGAAGATTCTTATGTTATGGATAAGAAGTTTACTTTTGATTTGAAAGATGGTACTACTAAAACTATGGAGTTTGAAGAATTTGTACGGTGGTGTTGTTTAATTGAAGCTGTTCAAGTAGTAGACAATCAACAAGATGTAAATACTACCAACGATAAGTGGATCAAGCCTTTAGCCTTTCAAAAATATATTGATGAAAGATTTCATTCAATGAAGCATGATCTTAAGGTTGAAGTAGTTATGGGTAACGTTTAAAATCCCAATTCACTACACTCTTCTTCATCATCGCATAGATTTACCTTAACGTTAGGTATTGGAGCAGAAGTTTCTTCAACAGGTTCTTCTGCTTCTTCATCAAAAGTAAATGGTGTAAGCTCCTTCTTAGTAAAGTTTGTATTAAAATCTATATTACTTAAAAAGGGTGCTGCAAAACAATCAACAGGAGCAGGGTATAGTAATATTTCCTCTACAGTTACAGGATCCTCAGGGAGAGGAGTTGGTACAAACTCAGGATCCTCTTCAGGAGGAACTCCCAATCTTACAACACCAGGTTTACCGCAGTCTGCTGGGGTATAAGGTATAATTGGAGGCGGAGGGCCGCCACCGGTGATGATAACTGGTGGAGGAATATCTGGTGGTATTCGACGCCGAAAGGGATCAGGTATACGATCATCAACCGGTATAATATCTCTACCACCGTAATCATCAGTACCATCATCAGTACCATCATCAGTACTATCATCAGTACTATCATCAGTACTATCATCAGTACCATCATCAGTACTATCATCAGTACCATCATCAGTTTCTGTATCTGTATCAGTTCCTGTACCAGTTCCTGTACCAGTTCCTGTACCAGTTCCTGTACCAGTTCCTGTATCTGTTCCTGTACCAGTATCTATAGCCCCGCCATCACTACCATTAGTACCGTCATCTACATTAATTCCATCCTCACCATCGGAATCAAAAGGGTCATATAATTTACCGTCTATATAAATAGTACCTATTGTAAACTCTACACCTTCTTCATTAGTTGCTATCTCAGCATCAATCGTATATACATCTACTATTTCAGATAATAATTCACGATTTAATATATTAACTCTGGCAGGAGTAAGATCAATACTATCTAATTTTTGAAATGAAACTAAACTAAATGAAAATGAATTTACATTAGATGTAATTTCAATAAAATTGTTTAATTCATCATTTCCTAAAGTAGTAGCTGAACCTACCCCTGGTGTTGGATTAATATTAATTCCTGAATCAGATCGATTAAAAATTTGTAATGTGTAAGTTTTAGGACCGTGCGTTCTAGTATCTGTACTACTATCAGTACTATCATCAGTACCATCATCAGTTTCTGTATCTGTATCAGTTCCTGTATCTGTATCAGTACCTGTACCAGTTCCTGTACCAGTATCTGTTCCTGTACCAGTATCTGTTCCTGTACCTGTACCAGTATCTGTATCTAACCCTTCATCACTTGTTCCCGAAGAATCATCAATTCCTGTATCAGTTCCAGTATCCGTACCCGTATCAATAGGTCCAGTATCCGTACCCGTATCAATAGGTCCGGTCCCTGTATCCGTATCCGTATCCGTATCCGTATCTGAATCAGTATCTTCAGTATCAGTTGAGATACCTAATTCTAATCTTAAAGCTTCAATTCTAGCTAAATCTAATGATGAGGGATTAGGTATAGCTTCTAATACACGTAGCTGCCGTAATAAAACTTCGCGAGTAATAACAGGATTACCATTTTGATCTACATCTATAGCTGGCTTGTTATCAGACTCTTCATCAGTTTTAGGATCAAGATTGTTAGGGTCGTAAGGAGTAACTGTATATCCAGTATTTTGACCAGTAGCAGTATCTACTTTTAAAATTAAATCATTTAAAGTATCATTTCCTAATGTACCACCTGTAAAACTACCATCTAGTGGTCTTGTAGCTACAGAAACTAATACCAACTCATTATTAAGAACAGACATTATAGGACTGCTACTATCATAAGGTATTAACCTGTTATTCCATTCTTGAGAAACTGTATTAGGAGTAAGAAATGGTGACCAATTAGCTTGACTAAATACATCACCATCTGGTTTATTATAATCAAATTCAATACTGAATAATTTAAAAACAGAACTAGTTTCTTTTTGATTAGTAGCCCATACTAAAGAACCTGTAGGTATCCTTCCAAATATTGTACCTGTTTCTTTAGTTTCATCGTCAATTTTGTATTTATATTCGTTAGTATATGTTCTTCGTGTTCCTCTATTATACTCTAATTTATCGTTAGGTATCTTTGGAACTAAATTACTAGGATAGGTTTTTAAAATTTCGATTTCAGAAGGTAAATCTTCATTTAAAAGCAAAACATCAAAATCCATAGATTCGTCTACTATACCTTTATAACTAGACGATTTACCTATTATTTCTCTTTCTACTATATTATTATCTCTAGTAACAAATAATATTTTTTCTCCACTTTTCGTGTTTCGAGCATGGCCAGATATTAATACATGTCTCTTAGTGAGGGCCACTCCATGCATTAACTGATTATAAAATCCTTTGGTTACTTGATCAGTTTCTATATAATATGGACTAATACCAGTTATTCCCTTAATATTGCTACCCCAAAATTCAGGATTTCTTGTTAATTTAAGCGTACTAATATCACTTTTATTATTATAAAAATTTACTCCTACATTAAAAGCATCAGTATAATTTAGAAATAAATCTTTACTAACTTCTGGTGATTTACCGTCAATTAGAGCTTCTATTTCATTTGTACTTTGTGCAAATAAATCTCCAAGAGGATCTTCTGTACTATTAGTTCCAACACTAGGAGGCGGAATTTCATAATCATCACTATCTAAAACTATACCATTAGCTATTCTTCTTTCTTGCTCTTGTTTTAAAGCCTCTAAAGCAGCTAATCTTTCAGCTTCTTTTTCTTGTTCTCTTTCACTTCTTAACTCTTCCTCTATACGCCTTTGTTCGGCTAATCTCTCTTGTTCAGCTTCGTATTCTCTTCGTTCTCTTTCTTCTTTAGCTTGTTCTGCAGCTAATTCTGCAGCTCGTTGAGCAGCTGCTTCAGCCGCAGCTAATTCTTCTTGACGTATTCTTTCAGCCTCTTCTGCTGCTGCTCTTGCTGCAGCTAATGCTTCAGCCGCGGCTCGATCTCTAACAAGGCATGCGGCAAGGCATGCGGGATCCATAGAAGGAGTATCTTCAACTATACCTAGATATTCTTCCTCGGTCTTAGGTCCTACTGAAGGGCTGTTGATATTAACTATCTTTCCAACATCAATAACGTTAACAGGTGGTAGAGAAGGTCTACCAGTATCTATACTTGGATTCACCGGAGCCGGTCCTACTACTGGCTCAACAACAGGAAGTAAAGATGGTATTGTGGACGGATCTAAAGCAGGTGCATTAGGATCTATAGAAGGAGTATCTTCAACTATACCTAAGTATTCCTTTTCATTAGTAAATACTACTGTATCACCATTATCGAAAACTTCTACTTTACCGTGTGATTGCTTTTCATGAGTAGGTCCACTATCATCCATCCGTGAGTTAAATAATGATTCCTGCTCATCAAGACTTATACTTGTCGATACGATAAAATTTGGTTGTAAAGGATCATCTTGATCTTGAAACTGGATTTGAAAAGAGACACTTCCACTGGTTGGATCTCCTGATAAATTAATAGCACTTTCAATATATATAAAAAACTGATCACCTTCTTGAGTTACTGACGAGGTACCTTGATTAACTAAAAAAGGTTCTCCTGTTGAATCAGTTGGTCCATTTAAATCGTATATATAAAAATCTAATGTACCTATATAATCTCTATTAACTTCGACATCCCTGACATATATATTACCTGTACCATCAGCAGCATTAACAGGGCTATCTATCTGAAATGGTATATCACCTATTTGTTGTAATTGCGAGAGTGACATTATACTTCAATATTATTAACTGTATCAAATACAGTATTAGGATTAACAGAAAGAGCTGGAGTAATCACAGTTTCAGTTAATACATCACTACCTTCATAACCCTCAACATTGAAATTACGTAAGAAGAAATCCTTAGCAGATAAGCCTGTATTAGTTGTAGAAACAGGTGTTGTAAAAGAAAAACCACAGTAGATATTATCTAAATTATCAAAGTTAGTTAGTCTTGGTTCTATATTAATTGTTGTAAGTAAAGTATAATTTGTTGTATTATCATCTCTAAAATCTATATGTATTTTTTGACCTAAATTAACATATCTAAATCTCAAAGCTCTGAAGCTATTAGTTGATAAAGAACTAAAAATATTAGACATGGTTGATAACGGGGTGTTAGCCCTAACGTTATGTAAAACATCTCTAACTATTAAACTCTCTCTATTTATTAAATGAGATCCTACACCTGGTCTATCATCTCTACCAGATAAAGCATACATACCAGTAGAATCAAAAGCTACCTTTACCAAGCTACCACTTAAAATCCCACCTTCAAGTAAAATTGTCGAGTTGTTTTCTGTTTTTAACACTACTGGGTCTTCAGTAAGTAAAGCATGAGCAGATAGAATAAACTCTGGATCCTGATCACCAATATATTGACCGGGTAGTGAAGATAGTGGTGCTTCTAAATTAGTAACGAAAGTGCTAAACCCCAACTCATAGCTTCCAGGACTGGGTATATTTTCAGCTGGTAAGCTATACTCAAACGACCAGGTAATATCGTAATTTGAATTAAATTTTTTACTACGCTCAATAAAAGTAAAGTATCTAGCGTCAGCAGGAAGTTTTATGTCACTAGGAAAGCCCATCAATTATATTTAATTACTCAACCCCTTATGAAAGTACAGGTATAAGAATTAGTTAAGTTAAGCTTTGTTTTAAAAACTAAATAATAACCCATTTTTAAAAGTTCTTTATTTAGAATATTCATATAATCTTCGTGTATGTTTACAAGTATACTTTCAGTATCCTCATCAAAAAGAACATAGTCAGAGAACTCTTCACATAAAGAACTTCCTTTCCATACACTTGCTTCCATTTAATTATTTATTCATCGAAAGCTTTAATAATCTTTTCTATCTTTTCAATTAAAATAGCATTATTAGCGAATAAATTTGAATCTTCGAATTTGAACAGTGTGTTATTAGATAGGATTTCCTTTAAAGTAGTAAAATCTTCATAATCTAAACCTTCAACTATAATTTCTTCCATATTTTAGTTATATAGAAAAAACATAAAAGCAACTATGACCATTCTAGGATAACTATACCTGGTCCTGGAGGAGGACCGAAAGGACTACCACTATGCCCTCCTTGACCACCACCTGGTGCAGGTGCATTACCAAAGTAACCAGAAGCTCCTAAGGATTCTTCTTTACCTCCTCCTCCTGAAGTATCCATCATTCCATTGCCACCGGTTATAACTACACCATTTAAAACATATTGACTATCAGTATCAACATCACCACCAGATGAACCGGTAACTCCCGGTACTTGATTTTGATTAGGATCTTCTGCTCTATTTTGTACATCTAATACATTTATTCCTCCCCCGGCCTCTACTAAGATATTATCATCTGTATCTTTAATAAATGTAGGTGACCCTTGTCTTTGAGCAGCGGTAGCAACACTCCACCCTTCTGCCACTTCAATCTTAAAAATAGTACCGGGCTTTGCAGATAGATTTCCTATCGCTGTTGAAGCTGCTCCACCTGGACTACTTCCTCCTTTACCACCTGAACCTGTTGCAGTAAATTTTATAAAATGTATACCATCAGGAACAGTAAAATCATGCGTAATATTAGGCGTAGTGTATACTTGCATACCTGGCTCAGGTCTTTCAATTACTATTCCACCACTAAGAGGGTTAAACTCTACTCCTGTTTTATCTACTGAAGCTGTTCCTGCTGGGTTAAATAAAGTAGTTACTAAATTCTTCTTTACAGTTAATGTAGGAGCTGTCACTCCGCCAATAGCTTTAATAATGAAATTCATTCCTATAGCAGAAAGATTTCTAAAAGTATTAGTATTTGATGCTGTAGTAACAGGCATTAATGTACTATTAGCAGGATTTTCAGATCCATATAAGGCTTTTGAAAGTAAATTAGGAACTCTAAAATGATCTGCTGTTTCTCCACCTGTGTTGTATGCTATGCCTATAACAGCTGAGAGTTCTGAATAGTCTGAATTACTAGCATATTCAGCTCCATCGCATTCTAACCAACCATATGGTACATCATTACTAGCTGAAGCAAAAGGTACTATAGTACCAACCGGTAAAACACTTGCCGTAGTAGGTGCAACACCGGTACTAATAATATTAGGTATAGACCAGTTAAGATTACCTGTAGCGTCAGATCCTAAGAATGTATTATTTGTAGGTTCTGTGCCTGGAAAATTATAATTTACAGTGTTGATTTTAAGCTTAGAAGGTAGCTTTAAGTAACTATCAGCACCTACTGTTCTTTGTTGAATATTATCGATACTTAAGGTTGAACTTAAGGAGATCCTATTGGAAGCTAACTCTAAAGAACTACCTAACGAATCTTTATGATAATTACCTGCTGATAATGTACCAACAGTAACTAAACTACCATTACTAATATTAATTGTAGTATTACCCGCGCTTAGTAGATTAGCTACTGCCAGCCAATCTGTAGTAGAAGCGCCATTACCCTGTTTAACAACTTTTAAAGTATTAGTATCAGTTTCAAAAGCATAGTCACCAGTTAAACAAGGAGCTAAATTAGTTACATCTGCATTTTCACCTTTATACTTATTGCCAACTAAAATACCCCCTAATGTAGTTCCATCTCCAACAAATAATCTATCTGTATCAGTTGTATAACCTAATTCGCCTCCTTCAAGAACTATATTTTTTCTATCTGCGTCTGTACCTCTTCTTACAAGAAGTTTAATTAAAGTATTTTCTAAAATTTCGATTGACATATTATTATTTAATAGTTAAAAATTGGAATAGCAAATCTATCATATGTACTATCAGAATCAGGATTTCTAACATCACCTCCTTTATTGAAAGTAATAAACCCTGCAGAACTTAATTCTATATTCGTACCAGTACTAGTAGTACCGTTATATACTTGCCGTAATTGAAGAGGTTCATTTGCCGCGTTTCTAGTAACAGAATCAGGAGATCCATTAAACAAGCTATTAACTGCATCTGAAGTATATTTTATTATAAAGTTTACACCAAAACCACTTAAAATAGCTCCTCCAACAACACCATCACCATCTAAGAATTTTTGTGATCCACTAAAGTCGCCAGCAACCGGAGCTATAGCACCAGCTCCATATAACGTACCGGGCATGCCCCCGCCAGTTAAGTTAGGAATACCAAATGTAGTAGAACCATCGCCAGCCCCGTAACTCTCGTTTAATACAGCAAACAATTCAGAATATTCATCTCTACTTAGAATCCTACCATTAGCAAGTAAGAATCCAGTAGGTACTGAATTAGTAAAAGCTCGAGCATGTGGTAAGAGAGTTCCTACTGGTACAGAATCACCATCTGTAGACTTTAATGATATACCAGTAATCACATCGTAAATAGATGTATCAATAGTTTTTACTAACCCTTTATCTAACGTAATAAATGGTAACTCTGTAGAAGCAGCATCATTTATTGTAATACCAGTAGTTGCTATTTCCCCATTTATCAAAGTAAGATTACTTGTATCTACGCTTCTTAAATTAGTTTGTAAATTATTTGCTGAATTTAACGAAAGACCACTTCCTAAATTTACACCTCCTGTGCCAGCCCAGCTTGTAGCTGGTATAGTAGTCTCACCAACACTTTTAAATGTAAGTTTATTATCTACATTAAATTCGAATTGATCATGATTTATATCTAACTTGATAGGTACGTTATTACCTCCTACCAACCCTGAAGAAAGAGCAGTAGTAGCTATTTCGCGTTCAGTAATCGAACTAGCCACTGGTGATATTTTATTACTAGGCCCGGATAATTCTAAATATGTTGTATTTAAATTTACATTTACTACCCCTCCGTTAGCTGATAATAGACCAGTGCCGAAAAACGACTCTTTAAAAAACGTAGAATCAAACTGTCCTGTATCGATAGTAAGTTTATTATTACTATCAAATTTTACTAAAGTTTCATCAGGAACAGTACCAATATAAGAATAACCCGATAATGAATCGTTATAATTAGTAGATGTAAGCATATACAATCTACTATCAGCATAACCGATATCACCAATTTGCATTCCTGGAGAGCTTGTTGGCCCTAAACTGGAACTATTAGCAAAAGGTCCTACGTTTTTTGCTCCTACTGATCTGCCCCCGAAAGTAGAGCCGTCTCCTACAAACAATCTTCTTGTATCAAGAGTATACCCAATTTCACCTTGATCTAATACAATAGTCTTTCGCTGTGCATCAGATCCACGTCTTACTTTTAATTTTACTATGCTTATATTTGCCATAAATTTATGATATTCGTTTCCATACATACACTCCATACGAAGGAGGTATATTATTATGCGCTATATTTCTTCCAACAGATGCTGAAACTCTCGTATTATTAACACTTTCATCCCTATCTAATATTTCAGTAGGAGCAGTAATTAAAGGAACGCTACTGTTCCGGGTAAAAAAATCACCAGCAGCAGCGTCACCTATATCAACTGCACCAAGTTCTAAAGCATATTGATATGGAGATTTAGTTAATTGTACTGGACTACCACTCCGTGTAGCAATTTGTACCCTAGAATCTGAAACAAATCGTGTTTCACCGTTCCATATACCTATCATTTCTTTAAAGTTATATTTTGCTCCCCAACCAGTTACATATAAACTTCTAACTGAAGCTGAGTAATTAGCTGCTGAACCTCTATCGAATCCAAAATCTAAAGCGTATAGCCATGGATAAGCTGTTGTACTATCTCTAAATGATGCATTTCTATAATTTATTAAAAGACTATTACTATACTCTCCTGGAAAAGCGTAAACTTTAGTACCAATATTTAATCTTGCTCTTTGTTGTTCTACAAAATCTAAAGTAGAGTCAAAAGTACCTACACCAGCCGCTTGAAATGATTGAGATGATCCTGCAGTATTAGGAATTTGAACGTCACGTGCACCTATATTTACATCATGAGTATGTGCAGGTAGATTACCTTCTAAAAGTGTAGTTTGATATTCACCTGCTGTATCTCCATTACCACTTCTTAATCCTAAAGCTTCTTCTTCTGCGCCACCTGGACAAAATTCTCTCGTATCACCGTTTTTATCTGTTAAAGTACCAGTCCCCACTAAAAATCTACCTTCTGCTACTTGTTCCCAAACAGTACCAGCTATTCTAGTAGTAGGGTTATCATTAGTTAAAGTAAGTTGAATACTACCTACAGGGTAAAAACTATCTAACCACTCTAATGGATCACGGGTAGTAAATCCTTGCGGGTAAATGTAATTATTAATTAATACCCTTTCACCGCTTAATGCCAATCCAGTAGAATTTCCTTTTCCATCAAACACCTTATTTAAATCAGTGCCTAATTCAGCCCCACTTAAATGTAAAAGAGAAGTATATAAATCAGATATAAATTGATTTTCTAAACTTTCAGGCATATCATTATTTATTCGTTAAACTTTAAATACTACTGTTCAATAGTACCATATATTAATCCCCCTGTTATAATATAATTAGTACCGTCAACTGTGGTTATAGCATTACCACCTTTACCACCTTTAGGAGCGTAGCGGCTGAAAGACCCAACATCTCTTCGAGCCTTTATACTATCGCCTCCATCAGCACCCCAGCCACCACCACCAGCGGCATTACCCCATGGTCCATTTATTCTTCCAAATTGTTCAGTATAGCTTCTTGTTGTCGAGTCTACTGTTTCACCAGGCTGATTACTATCTCCACCATGGCCCCCGCCATATATTTCACTTTCAGGATTAACCGCTGTACCACCTTTTGCATTTCCGGATAGTATTCTACCACCACCACCTCCACCACCGTGAGGATCATTTCCTCTTCGTTGATATCCTCCTGATCCAGCACCACCAGATTCGCCTCCACCACCACCAAAGTAAGCATCGCTATTTACCGCTCCTCTTATGGTTGTAGTAATAGGTAGGTTTCTCCATTGACCTCCATTACCACCAGGTTGACCTGGCGCGCCTCCTTCACCTCCTGATTCCCATGCATTTGGTTCACCAGGTAATGCATTAAAATTAGTAGTATTTCCTATACCGCCTTTACCTCCTCCAGCGCCACCGCCGCCGCCTCCAAAGTTGCCAGTACCACTTCCTGCACCACCTCCACCTCCTCCAGCAATAGCACCTTGGTTAGTAATAGTAATTTTATCTGTAGTATTAATAAAGATAGCATCACTTCCATCCCAACCATCCCACAAATTCTTTTCAGGAGGCGCGCCTATAGACCAGGATTGCTGATGATACTTACCTGCTGCAAGAGAGCCCCCGTCTCCCCCTCTTCCCATAATAAACCCGTTATTTATAAGTCTTAATCCCCCAGGCCAATCACCCGTAGTTAAAGCCGGGCAATCCATATCATCAGAATATATGTAAACTCCTGATCTAATAGTAATAATTGCTCTATCAATACCATTCCACCCTCTATCTAAAGCCCATTCTGCTAAATTTAAACACTCTTTATTTTCTGTTATAACCGCTCTGAAGGTAGGCACAGCTTCAACAACTTGCGTACCTCCTCCTATTTCTGTATTAGGTTCATTTAAATCATAAGGTACTCTTCTCCAAGTATATAATCCATAACTTGGAGGTATATTATTATGTTGCTCAGTACTACCTTGATTAGAGCTAGGTATAGTAGCGGACCCTTTAATTTGCGCGTTAATGGATAAATTAGATAATTCTGCACTACTAACTTCTTCATTTAATTCTTTTAACCTATCAACCCCTGCTAGGGCTACCGCTGCTTCATCTTGACCTAAAACGTCAATAATAATATTACGAGCTTTTATTAAATCTACTGAACTAAATGTACCTGGGTGTACTCTATCACTATCTCTAGAATCGTAATCAGCTTGTTGTATCGATATACCTCCTGATACCCATTGCGCCCCCACCGGTCGAGGACTATCAGTTATAAAAACTTTAGTATTAGGTATATTACTATCCAGAAGACCTGCCCAGCCTGGTCCTCCTACTAAACTACTACCCCAGCCCTGTAAAGAAAAGTTGCCTAATTTAGGATTAAAATCATTATCTGTATATCTATATCCTTCATCGTGTCTTTTTTTAATTAAAAAGTCTCTATAGTTAGTCTGTCCATTAAATGTAATATTATTTTGAAAAGCGTTAACTTCATCTTGACCTAAAAGATAAGAAAAGGGGTTATTTGAGACGTTAGGTAATAAACTAGCTGCTGCAGGATTGTAATTTTTTTCTTCAGTAAGATTTCTTGGATTTACATTAGAACCGAAGAAAAAGGAAAATACATTTAAAGCACCTGTACCATGAGTTCGGCTTTCATTACTATTAATACTACGAGTAGTAGTCTGTACACTAAAATCGTGTGTATGTGCAGGTAAATTAGTACGTCCTAGCTTATCAGTAAATGCACCATCTTTATCTCCGTTTTCTTTGCCCACTGAACCTGGTGTAAAAATGTTTTCAGTTCCACCTACACCAACAAAAAATCTACCCGGGCTTTCTAATACCCATTTTGTACCTGCTATTCTTTTAGAAGGATCATCGTTTGTAGTAGTTAGAATTATGCTACCTATAGGGTAAAAAGCATCTAACCATTCAGTCTGTGTACTATAACCTTTAGGGTATATATAGTTATTAATTACAACTCTATCATTACCGTCGCTACTTAAAGAAAGCCCTGTAGTATTACCTACACCATCATAGATTTGTTTATTAAAAGGTAATTCTACATCTAAACTAGTTACAGGATGTAATAAAGAAGAATAGTAATCTGCTATTCTTATCCCTTCAAGACTTTCTCCTCTATTAGCCATAATGTTATTTAATAAGAACCTCCACTACTACCACTGCTACTATTACCACCACTGGTATTTTGTCTTCTATTGCGCGCATCATTAGAAGTCATTCCATGAGATGAATATCGAGGCTGAGGAGAAACCAATGGTTCTCCCTCACCGCCGGAGGGGTCTTCAATTTCAACTTGTTCAACATTTACATTTACTATGGGAGTTAGATATGCATGAGGTGTATTAACATGTAGTGGACCGACCATAAAACCTTTATCAGGATGTACATGGTAGAACCCAACATAATCTTCTCCTGTATCAGTTAAAACTAATTCACCACCCGAAGTATATAGTTCACTAGATTCATTTATATCAATTGTATCTAATTCATTATTATCATCATCATCTTGCGAAACAATAATATTAAAAACAGTTTCTTGTAATTTATAAATTTGATCAAAAACTCTCGAAACCGTATGATAATTTACTTCTTCATTATCATGAAACTCTAAATCTCTAAAATTAATATCTATACCTTCATATGATACAAATTTACCTAATACTGGAATACCTTCTCTTACTTCAGCAAATGGTATTACACTTGCGTTCAAAAATACATTAACAGTATCCTTAATAATATTTTGTAATTCACTATTGACTGATATACCTAAACTAGATTCACAACTAATAATTTTTTCGTATAAATTTTCTAAATCTAAAGGAACAAAATTCTTATAAAGTAGCTTACTTTCCTCCATTAGATATATTCTTCCTATATTATGAAGAGTATAAAATAAATTTGTACTATTTTTACCTACTAAGAAATTTAAATTATTATAATTATTTGAAGGTAGTGTATTAGAGTTAAATTTCTTTTGTATTTTATCAAATCTTTCTAATGTACTATTAAAAAACATATCTTCTAAATAAAGCAAGTTTTTATTAGAAGGGAAACCCGCTACATTTTCAGGATTAGAAATAAATCTTGATGATATAGCACCTTCATCATCTATTACAAAAATATTAGAATCATTACCCGAAAAGTAAATATTAACTACATCCTCTTTTGAATTATAAACAACCTCAGGTTTAAATCTTGTTAATTGTTTGGGGTTAAATGGTAATACATAATCACCATCAACCGCAGAAATTTTATCAATATCTAAATGATAAATATAAAACACTTCAGCGTCAAATCCTTCTAAAGAAGTTAATATTAATACAGAATCATCAGAGTCTCTTATATCAAATTCTAAAATTTCTTCTCCAGGATTAGAGGAAACGATATTATTAATTAACTCGAACGTATACTTATTAACTAGTTTTATTTTAGAGGAAACATTAACGTTATCATCTAAATTTTCAGTATATCTATAACCTAAAATATTATTTCCGAGACTTACTTTATCATCTATAATATTATCATTTAAAGTAATTTGATCTACCAACTTTAACACTCTACACGGGGCTACAAAACTATTATCATACAACTTTAAAATAAACGATTCAGTAGTTTTTTCTAATGCATATAATGTATCAGTATTATTATCATAGCTAAATCTTTGTGCACCCTCAAATACGTCTTCCTCTAATCGTATGAGACTCCCTCCAGTAGCAAATGTACCTGAAAAGGTGTACGATGACGTTGAAGTAGTAGTAAAATAATTAAAAGACTTATCATCGTAAATAAAAATCATACTATCAAGAGTATCATCTAAAACCTCTAATCCAGGAACGTTTTCTGTAAAACTAAAAGGGTCAATCTGTATAGACGTGCTATTTGATTTAGATACTTTTACATCATCATTTCTTAAATCTTTTTTACCACTTGATAGACCTAAAAAGTAACTATCTTCATTTTCTATTGAATTTAAAAAATCAAATAAATCAGGATTAGCAATAATATTTTTTGAATATATAATTAAATTATTCATATTCAAAATTTGTAAATTAGTATCAATAAAATTTTGATCTATTACGTTTCTAGGTGATATAGAAGGTTGCTTTAATACATTAGTATTCTCTATAGATACTGTTCTATCAAATTCAAACTTATTTAAGAAACAATTAGTTAGAAAAGTATCTTTACCACTTAATAACTTAGAAGTAGTATTAAAAGTTTTACCAGTAAAAGCTTTTCCTTCATGTATAGTGAATAACCCACTATAATCGAAGCCGCTTAAAGTAAATGAATCACCGTTAGTATATTTAAAATAGTCTATCATTTGTAGTCAATAAAATTTATATCGTTTATAACAGCAGTTTTAGGTAACGAGCTTTTAATATTACTTAACATTACATCTCTTACTTCGTCTGCTACATTAGTACTAATATTTAAATTCTTAATATTAATATCAATAATATTACTCTTATTTTTAAGATTAGTATTAATTGAATTAAGAAGATTAATTTTATCAGTCAAGTTTCTCATTCCACAAGGTAACGAAATTGATAAATCCTGAATATTATCGATATTAGTACCAAAAATGTATCCCAATTCTTGATATTTTTCCAAAGGTTTTAAGGTTAAGTAAAGATTATTAATAAACAATTTATTAGTAGCGTCATTAAATAGGATTTCTCTTTTATTATTAGACGACTTTAAAAATATATCGCCAAATAAAATCTTCTTAGTAAATATTTGATACGCGTTAATATTAAATGAAAATATTACATTAGTATTTAAATATAAATTACAGATACCTTCTATAGCGTTAAAAGATAGGAAAATATTATTTTTTTCAAATTTATCTAAATTAAAGATAGTTATAAACGTGTTTTTATCTAAACGATCTTCAATTGATACTCCTTCAGTGCTGTTATCAAATATTTTAAATTGAAAAAGCACTTCGTCGCCAGTTTTAGTAAAGCTAAACCCTCCATTAATATCATTACTTTCAGAATATAATGTAAAATCACCAGCTTCATTTTGATAAGTAAAGCCCAAGCTAAACCCACCATTTTCATTAATTGAGTTAAAGTAATTATTCACTCTATTATTAATACGAGCAGTTTTACAGAAATTAGTAGGTGACTCTCTTAAAAAGTCGTTTCTTGAAACTCTAACATATTTGTATCTTTTTTGTGGTTCAAAAGTTAAATCACTCTTTTTATCAAAATATATTTTTTTCTTAACTGAATCTTTTAAAGTGGAATTATTTTTTATTAACTTTTCTACACTTTTTTCATAAGTTATATTAAAAATAGGTGATGCAGCTAAAGCAGTTTCTTTAGTAGTATAATCAGGATAATAATATCTATCAACCCATATTCCTTCTTGACCTATACCACCTGATAACCAAGTACATAAATACGTTACATCCTCATCTACTGTGGAATCGTCGTCTAATTTATAAACTCTATCAGATAAATCAGGTCTCTTAAATGAAAACGACCCACATTTAGTAAATTTAGTATCATTAATGTTTAATTTATTGAATGGCGCCATCGATGACGGAGTAGTAAAAAATGTTGTACCAGGTTTTATCTTTATATCAAAGTTATCGTATACAAAGTTTAAAGACAAGGTTTCATTTCGTTCACTATCTACGTCAGATAAAATAGAAGTATATCTTCTTAAATTTTGACTGAATATTGTAGTATCTGAAGTAGATAGAAGATTATTTGAAGAGGTAAACTCTTCTTGTGTATTAACTATATTTTTTAAATTAATAAAATTAAAATCTAATTTATTATTATTCGATGAACTATAAAGCAAATAATTAGATGGTAGATGAAAATCACTCTTATCATTGTTAATAGTTCCTTTATTAGTATACGTAACAAAACTTGTATTATAAGGTGACGGTATATTTAAATTAACTTCTTGATTAAGCCTGATAGAATTACTACTCACAAAAAATTGATTAGGTTTTGATGTATCATCAATTAGTTTTGCAACAAGATTTCCTCCTAAACCTATAATAGAGTATTTTCCATCTGTCTTTTGAGAAAATAAATTTATATAACTTTCGCTTTTGTATTTTAAGAGATTATATTCTAAATTTCTACCAGAAGAAGAAATTTTATTTTCTGATACAAATAGTATATTTCTGTTATTTTCAATATCTCTTGCATCATCACTAACTACTAAAAAATATCTAATATTATCAACTACTGTACTAACTCTACAAATAAAATCATCAATAAAGATTATTTCAAAATCACTAGCAAATTCTATATTAGTTGTGAAAGAAGTTTTACCATAAAATTGCGAATTGTCTATATCATTACTCGTTTTAAAAGCGCTTAACGAAGCATTGTCGAATATTAAAAAATTACTACTTGAGGTAGTAAAGTTTAAAGTTGTAAAAAATGAACCAGGTTTAACTCTTACCTCTTTTACTGATGCTACGTCATCTAATAGATACTCATTAGTAAGATAAAAATTAGTGAAATTTAAGTTTTTGAAATCTTGAATCCCCGATAAAGCAGATATAAAATTTAATGAAAATCCACCATTATACGTCTGCCTATATTGATCTAATGTTAGATCAGCAGGGCAACAACCAGCTTCTACAGAGCTTAAAGCACTTAAACTTGATTTTAACAAACAACCCATTTTATATATTTATTCAGTATTCTCCTTATATGATTTGTTATCAAATTGAACTATATAATTGTTTTTCTTTGATAGTAGAGTTATTCTAGAACTATTATTATCATCATTTAGTAGATCCACACCCATAACATCTAGATCATCTACATTTTCATAATAACTTTGCGAATTAATAATTATAGGCACATTTACACGTAAAGTTTCTCCTGTAATATAACCTATGTTCATTTTGAAAGTAATAGCTTTTTTTAGAGCATATGATGAAGGGTAGTATTTGTGCTTGTAATCTGTACTAAATGTAACTGGAGTAGCCCCTTTTTGTAATTCAGGAAAAATAGACTCTTTTCTATAATCTCTAAAAATTTTTATATCAGGGTTGAATACATCAGAACCGTCGCCCCAGTCTATAGTAACGTATGCTGGAAACGTTTCTGTGTATATATTAGATATATCTAAAGTTACTTGAGTAAAATCAAATAAATCTATTTGATTTAAAGTTTGTTCAGTATTCATATCTTCTTTGGAAGAAGAAACAGATAAGGTAAATGTATTCATAGAATTAAAGCTGCTGAGGAAAGAGGTAGTTTAGAGGTTGATAAAGTAGGTACTGAAGAGGATAGAGTGAAGAAGGCATTACTTAAATCAGCTTCACCATTTGCAGTAAAGCTATCAGTAAATCTACTATTATTACTACTAAAAGTTGAACTGTGTAAAAAGTTTACACTATCTTTATACTCAAAAAGATAATTTACCAATAACGGTCCTTTATTAAGATCTTTAATTAAAAATGCTAAATTAAATTGCTCGTTATCACTATTATAGGTTAATATAGGTTTACCGCTTTCTATATAAACAGAATCAAATGAAGATAAATTAAACATACAATTATTAGCATTATTTCCTGTAGTAGGAAATATTTGTTCCGTTTTATCTTCTATGTAACTATATTTAAATATTGAAGGGTATAATCTTATATTCTTAAATGTAAGCTGTTCTTTTTGAACTCTGCAATAATAAACATTACTTCCAACCTTAAGTCTATTACTTACTTTATCAAAGAAATTAGTATTAATATTTAAAGTACTAGTAAAGGTATTAGGAGTAACAAATTTATTATCTTTATAAGATGTTTTTTCTGTAACCAAAAACGAACTAGTTTCGATAAACAAAGTATCATATAATATATCAAAATCTACTACTTTGTTTGATAACTCATGACAGATAGTGGTGTTATATTTACCAGAAAGATAATCTAAAGTTTGAGTTAATTCTTTTACTGCTGGCGCAGCCGACTTTTCGTTAATATTTTTAATGTAAATTTTACCTACATGATTTTTTCTATCAAAGGTAGATTCCGGAGATGTATCTATAGTAGAAAAATCAGTAACGTTAGTGGAATCAACTGTATCGTTATATAAAAATCCTTCATCTGTTTGGGTATAATTAAAAATAATATTATCAGTAAATTTTGAACCATCGTAGTTTTTTACTCCGTTATCCCCTGATAATCTAACATTATAAGTAAAATCACCTGAAAGACCTTTATAGAGAGATATACCAGGCTTGTATACAGTATCAGGCCCAGTATCATCACTTAAAGCTCTTACTACTGTCGTGCCTCCGTCATAATAACCTATACCTGCTTCAACTAACTCAGAAAAATAGAACTGATCTGCGCTTTCACTAAACGCGCTTAAACCTGATTTAATAGGATCAGCTAAAGCTTCAGTATCAGAAAATCTAAAATATGCTCCTTCTTTTACGTCGGCATCAAAAGTAATTGATTCAGGTCTCGTATAATCAACTTCAAGATAATTAGAAGGTTGAATTAATTCTTGATACGGAGCAAAAAATCTACCAAATATAAAGTAAGAAGATAACGGTAAATCTGGAGACTGGTCACCAGGAGCATTAAATCCGTTAGTAAATCCTGATATACCAGATCTTATAGTTTCCGAAAATGTAGCACTATCAGTTATATCATAGTCAAATTGATATCCTTCACTATATAAATCATCAAAAAATACATAACCATTTAAAACTAAATTTTTAATATGATTAGGTACTTCAAATTTTAAGTTACTTCTATAATAATTATTATCTTTAACTAACCCGAAAATATTACCAAAAATATCTTTCTTACTATCATCTATATACCCCTCATTATACAGATAAGATAAATCAGTATTTAAATTTCTTTCTTTTTTAATTTCAGAAGAATATCCTAAAAAAGATGTACTTCCTTTATCTAGATTAGGTTGATTTATAGCTATACCTTTACTTCTATTATTAATAGAACTTGAAGTATCTACTATAAAAGTTAAAATAGAATCATTATTAGTATATAAATTAGGATCAGGAAATATATAAAATTGATTAGGTTTGTATTCTGATCTTTTAAAAAAATCTATTCTTTTGCCTTGTATAGTAGCTATAGCTGTATTGCTAGGTTTAAAGAAACCTAAATCCCTTTCACTTATTACTTGATTAGAAAAATTAGAAGCAGTAGAAGGGTAATTTTGATTTAGAAAATTAGCATAAGGTTTTTCTGATTTAAATAGAATTCCTATATCTGAATTACCATTACTATCAGTAGATAAAAAGTAAAAATCTGAACCTATAAATTTTTCTGTCTGTTTCTTTTTAGAGCTTAAAACTTGATCTAACTCTTTCAAATTTAACAATTCACTATCAACAGAAGAGAAAAGCTGATTAATTAAATCACTTTCAAGATCTTTAAATAAATTACTTCCCTTAGATACAACCCCAGGCTCATACTCTTTATAGTTAGCACCATATTCTTTAGCATCAGGATCTCTATTAAAATATTGAGCAAAATTATCATAATACTCTGTTAATGATACAGAAAGATTAGTTTTAATATCTTCTATGTTATAATCAATATTGCTTGTATCCCTATTCTCTAAGAAGTCTATAATTAAATCCTTAGAAGCTTGCTCAACACCTATACTACTTCCTTTAACTTTACTTTTAGTAAGGGAGTAATGCAAATTATTTCTCTTTTTCTTATAGTATGATATAATATTTCTAATTTTTTTACTGAAAAACGACATGGCAATTTGCATATCATACTTGTCAGTAAAATCTAATTGAGTTAAAAACTTCTTTTCAGCATTAGAAGAAAAGTTTAACGTTATATCTTTTAAGAAATCTCTGTACCTATCTAAAATTAAATCTTGATTACTTACCCCAAGTGTCGTGTTTCTAGTATTCCATTCATTAAGATAATTATTATAGAAAGCTGTTAAAGTTTCAGGCTTATAACTCTCACTTACCGTTTCAATGAATTGCAAAAACGAGTATGGAGTAAATTTATCTAATGCCTCGTCACTATTTACATTAGAATTAGTTATAGATTGGTTTACATTTGGAAACCCTGTAGTAATGTTATCCATTAAACATATTTATCCTTAAAATAGGGATAGACTACTAAATAAGGAGTTTCGAATGCTAATATCAAAGATATTATCTTCTCCTTCTAAACTACTCAACGGTTCATTAAAGCCTACTGTAGTTAGCCCATTATCATAATCTATTAATCCGCTAAATATAGTATTATCTGTAACAGCAGATAAGGAATAAAATTCATAAAAGGTATTAACTGTATCTATATTATATAAAGTAGGTAAAATTAATCCCCATCCCCAGTTATCACCTCCACTTAAAGATGCATTAAATGATTGATTACTATAATCACTCAGCATGTATGTATTAGTATTCTTAGCTCCTCCACCTGTATTGTGACCACTTAAAGCACTTAAAGGCTGGAAGGTATTTAAACGTAAATATGTATTACTATACTTTTCGTAAGCTACAAGATCACTTCCTGCTGAAACTTCATATGTTAAGGAACTTATTTCCGGTCCTAGATTCTTACCATGAATAACTTTAGTTGTAGTACCCATTGGATCAAAATTTTCTTCAAATTTATTTTTACTACCTCTAAATTTATTATAGCTTAAACTTAATGTATCTATAAATCTTTTGACTTGCTCAGGTTGTTGGGCTAATGCTCTATCAAATACTATTCCATTATCGTTAGTTAAAGAAGCTAAACTTATTAATGAACTAATATCACACATATCAATATCTGTATTATTTGATACAAAGTTAAATACTCTTTCATATAATTTTTTACCCAGTAAATCATATCTGCTGCTTACATTACCAAAAATAGTACCAATAAAGTCATCAAAAAAGATATTTTTATCTAGTAAGATTTCTTGAAATCTCATATCTTTTATATTTTGTTCAAAGTCAAAATTTTCGTTGTGCTTATAAAAATTATAAAAATCTTTAGGATAAGCAGTTAGAGTTACTAAACCATTTACTGTAGAAAGTAGAGAACTACTAGTATTAAACGCATATTGATTTCTCGCGCTAAGTGTTAATCTTGTAGCTGAAGCAGAAAGATTATCGTTAAATGTAAGAGCTCCTCTAAACCAGAAATTAGTATCTAATGATGATAAAGTACTAGCTAAATTAGATATAGTATAGTAAGAGGACTGAACAACATTATCATTGTTAAATAAGTTACTAGTAGCCCCCGATAATACTACAAAAGTAGGATTACCAGCTGATAAAGCTTTCATAGTAAAATTATCATTACTAACAGGTGTAATAACAAAGGGTATATCTAAACCTTTATATTGTGTTTTACTAATCGAAAAGGTTTCTCGTTCAACACCTTCTCCGTTAATACCATTAGAGCTAAATTTTATGGCGCTTAAGGTCTGTCCAGAGGTTGGACTTATAAATGAAGATAAAGTAATATCTAAATTATTAGCGTAATTATTATTTTTATAGCCCTTTAAAGTATTAGAAAAAATATTTTCTCTATTTTTGAAAAAGGATATATTTATTGGAGATGTTTGATCATCTGCTTTTACATATATTTCTTTTGAACCAGAGCTTCCTACATATACACTTGATAAACTTGTACTTAAACCTGGAACTAAAGCACCGTCAGTAGTTAGTCTAGCATATAGATCTACTGACGAAAGTGATATTTTATCAATCTCTACAAATTCAAAACTAGAGAGGGTTGGTAGATAGTTTTTTTCGTAAATTGAAAAATATTTTTCTAAACTGTTAAATTTATTTTTCGTTAAATTAAAGTAATTTTTATATTCACTACCGGAAACACTATAATATAAATCTTGAAAATCTTGATAAAATGGAGTTTGTGAAGTTACTGTAATAGGACCAGATATTTCACCTGCTGATAAAACTAAAGCTGGCTTGGAAGCAGCTATGTCTCCCGGTGGCATACTAAGAGAGAAGGTATTTGTAATATAATCTTTAATATGAACTGAATCACTATACGAGGCTAAAATAGAGTTATTTTTACAATCACGTATAACCATTCTTACTATATACTCACCAGGATATTGATATATATGAGTACTACTAATATTATTACCAAAAGTACCATCTCCAAAATCAAAAGTAACCTTTTGATCGTTTAAAGGAATTTCCCTACTATCATCTTCAGGTATTCTAGCTTTAAAAGTAAGAGGAGTTATATCCAGATTATAAGATGAGAGTTTTGCTTCTCCTTTATAATCTATGACATCAAAAATAGCATAGTCTGTTTTAATATTACTCATCTACAACTTTAATTCTATTCGTTAATGAAAGAGGTGAATATAAGTATGGAAATTTAAAATACGGTAAAGTAGTATCTTGATTTACTAAAGATATATCACTAGTCTCGTATATAGGATTAAAAGATAGAAATGAAACAGTGTCTATACTGGCTCCAGTTAATTCGTTCTTAGTATAGATACGTTTAACTCCTTCTAATGATAAAATGTCATTAGTTAATTTATTAAAACTTAAATTTTGACCTAACTTATTATTAGAGGGATCAAAAAATGACCTTATCAAAGCAGCAGTTCTTTCACTTAAAGTATCTTTATTAATTTTATTATTAATTTCCCTTACTACATACAGTAATGTATTATCTAGTAAATTTAAATCTAAGTTAGATGAATTTGTAAAGCCTAGTCCATACGCCATATAAATAGGGTCTCTAGGTACAACAGTATTAGAAACCATTTTTCTTTCTTTACAAGTATCAACTATTAAATTTTTAAAGGATTCAGATAGATACGGAGGGAAAAATTTATCTTCAGTTACTTTAAAATTAGGAGTGCAAAATATGTTAATATTATTAAAATCACATGAGTCAGCAAAATTAATTTGATTAATTAAAACTCTATTTACCTTATTAGGATCAACACATATATCGTAAAAGTATTGAATGTACTCATTTATGTACGAGTCGTTATCTACCACGGATATACTATTAATCACATTAGCTAGATTTTTTTCCAAAAATGCCTTATAATCATCTTCATTAACTAATCTTAATTGAGATGAAAAAGATTTAGGCGCATTTTTTCTAATTTCATCTACTGTTTCTTCTTCTGATAATGAAGTAGAGTTTTGAGGGTTATTAACAGTTAGTAAGGAACTATTAGCTACATTAATAAATGTTGTTTCATCTTTATTAGCAAACGTATCATTAAAAATTTGTCTTTGTCTTAATGAATCATAATTAAATAATTTATTACCATTAATAACATTTTTACTAATTATGCCTTCAGTATTATCTGATAAAATATAATTTACTGAAACTACATCTCCTGCATTTAATTTTTTACCAAATACCCCACTTCCAAATTTAATTTCATAAAAACCATTTTCGTTTAAGCGCTTCTCATAAACTCTATCTGTTGAATCAGTTAAATATAAACTATCTACTTCTTTATACAAATAGTAAGTATTATCGTTAGCTTCCTTAACGTAAACATCAATAGTATTATCTGCTATAAATTTTTCATCCCTACTATCTACTACATTTTTTACTACTATAGGAAGTAATTCAAATTCTTCTCCTTGAGCGTTATAATCCGGATACTCTTTTATTGAGCCTTGATAAAGTATTACCGAATCATTTAAACTTTTTAATACTTCACTTCCGGCAACAGTTTTGTTAAAAGAATAATCATCAATAAAATTGTATTGAATACCATCTGCTAAAAAATACGAATTCTTCTTAATTGTATAGCTTCCTATAAGCATATCAGCTGATCCTACAGCGTTAATTGGTACTATAGAAGTTTGTTTACCAGCAGGTTTATAACCTATTAGCTTAACAATCTTATTCATATTTTCATAAATAGATGCTTGATCAAAATTAACTTCTGCAGCATTTTGATTTAAATAGAATAGTAAGACGTGATAAGAGTAAGCTATGATATCTATAACTGCTGCTAAGTTACTTCCATCATAATTTTGATCTGTAAACTTTTCATTCGTGTTTAATCTGTTTACTATATAATCTTTTAAACTTACAGCATCAAATGCCACATAAGCATTTTGCGGTAAGCTAAAATCTAAAAATTCATTGTCGTTGTTATTAGGAGTAGCCATAATTAAAATATAATATATCCGTTGTTATTTAATGACGACCTTATAGATATACCATATACATCTAGGGAAGGAATATCGATTTGCATGTTTATTCTATATTCATTTTGATCCGTATTAGGAATAACTACTACATTATTAACAGTTATCCTTGGCTCCATTTCAGGTAATCTATTTCTTATATCGTCTCTTATTGAAAAAGCGCTGAAGTCCGAAATAGGTTCAAATAAATACCGTCTTAAATCTAATCCAAACTCTGGACTTAATATCTTTTGCCCTGGAGTTGTTAAGAATATATTAGTAATACTATTTCGTATAGCATTTTCATCAAATACGCCTTGTATGTCTTTTAATACAGAGTTCTTGTTTAATTGTTTATTATAGTAGACAGATGTCTTTAAATCTAAAAATAAATCCTTAAAAAGATACCCTTGATTAAGTGAAGCACTATCAAGTTTAGTAGTTGAAATATCTGTTAATTTGATCAAGGCCATTTATTATATTTAATGTAGCATATTCATATTAAGGAACTATAATATAATTAGATATGAAGATTACTGGAAAACTTATTACTGAAGTCGAAGTTGATCATAAAGATCTAGCTAAAGCTCTTAAACGTGCTATTTTTGTAGAGCTTGATCTACCTCGATATAATAAAGTACATCACGACGGTATATCTTTTATTGAAACTGTTGATGCTCATACTTCTCATAGGTTTGAATATGAAAGACCTGTAAAGCTCGCATGTAAAGATGATATTGAAGTGTTTGAAGCGTATAATACTATAAAAGAATTTTTATATAACGTGTGATTCTTTGCAAGTTGGCATAAATAATCATATGGCTGATAAAAAGTTTGTAAGTTTGCATGAATCTTATATGAGAAGATATGAGCGTGGAGGTTTTCTTGTAGGAGATGTTTTTAAGTTTAATGATAACTTCAAGAGCTCAGATGAGTTTAAATCTTTAGGTACCAATACTCAGGAGCTTTTACAGCAAATGATTGACTCCGGTCAACATGTCAGAGTTGTAGGTATTAAAGATACTACTTCAGCAAGATACCCTGCTAATGCTGATACAACTACATTAGATGTGGTATTAGATCTAGCTCTTGACGATGGGGGTGGAAGGTATTCACATCACGTTTCTATTCCTAGTAACTTAGGACAATCTGAAGAGTTTTATCCTAATCTTCCTCCAATTCCGGATGCATTCAAGAGAAAGAGCAATGTTAATATTAAGCCAGAAGAAGCAGAAACAACTAAGGCTCCAGAAGCTAGGGATGAAAGTCCTGATAGGGCTCTTCCTGATAGTAATGTAGATATTCCATCTGATGCTGTTACACCATCTCCAGCTGCTACTTCTTACACGCAGCAATATTTAGGTGATTTAACTAAGGGCCCTAGCGCTTATTAATCTTAATATTTTTATTAAGAATTAAATTGATACAAGCAAGTATAAAAAGACCGAACAGGTATGTTTCGGTATATATAACATAGACGCTAAAAAGTACTAAGGCTGCTATATACATTTTTCTAGATTTACTAGACACGCAAAAGCGTTTATCTCTTTATCTACTACAAAAGCGCTCTTATACAAATGATCAGCTATATTAGCTATAAAAGCTTTCTTTTGATCATCTTGTAGATTGGTATTATAGATATAGTTTAAGAAGTTAGCTAGCAAAGTATCATAGTCACCTTGAAACC